GTAATAGGGGTGGAGGTAGTCATAGTCGAAAGCGGAAAGTGAAAGCATCCCCGCTTCGGTCAGCATGCGAAGGAGTTCAGCCCCTCCGGGGGAGCAGAACGTTGAGTTGGCGCGGGTGTCGTGTTCGGTGGAGAACTCGCCGAGGAGAAGGATGGGGGTCATAGGACACCGAACCATTTGGCTGCGAGGATTCCGCCGCAGGTGAGGAGGAACCCGTCTAGGAATTTATCTGCGGCCGCGATTATGATGTGCTCGATGACAGCGGCGAGGAGTTTCATTTGAGCACCTTTAGCTTTGAGAGTTCATACCGAAGTCGATCAATGATATGCTTTTCCTCAATAATCGCAGTCACCATGATCTTGGTTTCAGACTGGACGATTAGACGGAATACATCGTCGCCGATTCTGGTGACTGAGAATTGTGCCGCGTCTGGTTCTACGCTCATTGAATCCTCCGTAGTTGAAGGGGAGGGCGAACCCTCCCCTGACTTGGTTTATTCCACCGGAAGCGAACGGTTGAACCGGGCGAAGATGCGGGAACCATCGCGGGATGGTTCGTGTTTGATGTACGCGCGAACCTCTGCGTTCATCACCGCGTCGTTCCGGTTGCGGCGGGAAGAACCATCTTCGAGGTCCAGCCCACAATGCTGGTGGAACTCGTCGAGGCGGTACACCGCGTCTTCGGTGAGGTAGAAGGTGGCTTTGAAGGACTTACCTTCGAGACCACCGACAGCTTCCAGTTCCTCCTCGTCAACGTCACCCTCGGCCGCGATGGGACGGAGGGTGAACTCTACGAACGGGGTTTCCTTCTGGGTGGACTTGTCGTACCGAGGCGCGCCTTGGATTACGCAGAGGTAGGTGCCTTGGGGTACTGGCTGCGGGGCGTTGACTTCGGTGGGGGACTCGTAGAGGATGGAAGCGAAGTTAGGGGTGGACATGAGGAGTGTTCCTTAGTGCTTGAGGCCGTCAGTGAAGTGACGGATTTCGGAATCGAGTTTGGAGATTGCAGCTAGGACATCCGCGGATGGTTCCTTGATCTGCTCCAACGCAACTCGGAGTTGAGCTAGGTCGAAGATGGAGATTGTTTGGTTGGGCGGTGGTTGTGGATTGAACTGATTTGCCATCAGATTCTCTTTAGGTTTAGTTGTTGTGGACGCTGGGGTTTCGGGGCAGTGCCCGATTCTTTCGCCGGTGCGTCACGGAGGGCGGCGAAGAACTCTGCGAGCCCGGTTTCAATCGGGAGGGTTTTCTCCTTGAAAGCATCGGGTCGGGTATTGGCGAGGTCGATCATTGGGTCGGAGGTGAGTTGCATTACACGCTTACCGCCGACGTTTTTGTAGCGGATGTAGTTGGGGAAGTACTGCGGGATTTTGGGTGAGAGCTTCTGGCCGACGCCTTGCGGGAAGATTTTGGTGGTGCCGTCGGGCTGATCCATGTACATACCGTGGGCGATGACGATGAGGTTGGTGGCAAAGGATCGTGAGGTTAGCATTGCAAGAACTTTCTCAACGTCATCCTGCGCATTACCATACACGGCTCGTCCGTCGTATTTTCCTGTTGTTCCTCCGGGGATGACGGAAAGATGAAAGTCGTAGGCTGCATCGCAGAGACGAGATAGACTGTCGATGACGAGTATAGTGTCTGAACCCCATAGCGCCGGTTTTCCAAGGTCAACCGTTTCTTTGGTAAGTTCATCGGTGTACTTCCAATCGTCGAGCATCTTGATGGCGGACACCCAAGCGGTGGGTTTACCGTCGAGGACTGAACCGTTTGCGCCTGCTTTGTACTTGTCGCGGACGGTGCGGAACTCGACGTTGTCGATGCGGTCAGAGCACTCGTCGAGGATTTTGTACTTTAGGATGTCGAGGAGATTGTCGAAGTCGAGGATGCGGAGGTGGTAGCCTGCGGCGACAAGGGAGACAAGGGAACCGGTTTTGCCGGATTTGGCGTCGCCGAGGAGGAGCAATTTTGTGTAGGAGTTGGATTGGTGGGCGGAAAGGTTAGGCATTCGGTTTCTCCTCAGTCAGGACTTCGGTGTAGAAGGTGAGTAGGTCGTGGAGGCGGATGTCGATACCGGGTGGGCGGGTAACGTGCATGTAGGTTTTGTTGCCGATCTCGATGGTGAAGCGGGCGGGGGAGACGTCAATCACCCGGAATTCACCGAGGACAAGGCGGAGTCGGCGACGGTGGAGAAGGTTGGGGTCCATTGGCAGATTCCTTTCGGATCATACGGTCGAGGGTTTCCATTGCGATTTGGGTTTCGACTGTGATGATCCCGCCTTTGTTCATGTCGATGTTGAAGAAGCGGACTGCACGACGGGCAGCGGATAGGAGTGTTTCATTCATCGGCTACGCTTCCCATATATGCCCGCAATCAGGACATTCGTAATCTGTGGTTCTGTCAGCTTCATCACTATAGATTGCAATTTTACGCAGAAAAATGTATGGTGAGGAGTATGCCCAACGATATTCGTAGGGAATGGGAGAGGCATAAAAATCTGTGTTGCATTTCGGGCACCGGTCCTCGTTGGATTCAGGAGGGATGTAGGGTGTTAACGACTTCTGAGCGGGTTCCATCTCTCGTCCTATGGTTGTGGGATACAGTCGGACCGGAGAAACATCTCGCGGACGTGGGGACTCTTCGAGCAGACACCCCGGAACTTACACCCGCCGTATTTATCGCAAGCGGTGTCGTTCATGGGCCAATACCCAGCGACGGCATACTGTTCTGCGAGGGATAGGTGGATGCGGAGGTCGGCAAGCCATTCTTCGATTTGGTCGGGAGTGCGGTAGGTGAAACCGACGATAAAGCGGTGGGGCTTTTCGAGAAGGATTTGGGCCGCGCGAATCATCACCCCTTTGATTGGGGAATGGAGAACCATTTGGCCCGCGAGGGTGTAGAGGGTCATTTGGTTGGAGACGTCGTACTGGTCGAAGTAACGGTCGCCGGGGGTTGTGGTTGTGGTTTTGTGGTCCATGACGAAGAGATGGTCGTTGAAGGAGACTACGCGGTCGAGGTGGCCGGAAAGGAGGTAGGGTTGGGAGGTAAAGGTTGGGCCAGAATCACCGCCGAGAGATTCGATATAAGCCGCGTCAAGATCGAGGGCTGTGTTTAAGTCTGGGTCAGTTGAACGGAAAGCTGCTGCCTCCGGCCCCCAATCAAGCTCAAACCGAAAGCTAAGTTCTACCGCTGGGACTCCGTCGGAACGGATGTAGGTGGAACACGGATCGTCAGTGAAATGATCAAGGTAGTCAACCACAAGGCTAAGCAAAGACTCACGATTTTTGTATTTTCCTGCTTTAGTAGATTGATCCACATCCCAGCCTTCGGTTCGAATAAGGACCTCTCGGATCGTATTCTGAATTGCAATCTCATACTCAATCCCTTCCGCGAGTTGATGCGCGTGGAACTCAAGCGCGTGGTGATATTCGATGCCGAAGCGGAGGTGGATGGATTCGGAGCGGCCGGTCCAACCTTCGATCATGGTGTACTGGTAGAGTCTGGGGCAGGTTTTGATCAGGCCGAGGCAAGTCGAGTCCCAGGCGTATTGAATCGAGGTTCCGGGTAGGAAAGGTGAGGCGGTGCCGTGGGTGAGTAGGGTTTCGTCGAGGGACATTAGAGTCTCCGGAGGATTTTCATTTGCGGACGTGTTAATTTAAGCCGCGGTTCCATCACAAGGGATAGATCGGACTTCGGGCCGATTGGTTTGGTTGGTTTCTCACCTGCGGCGCGGCGTTCGCGTTGCTTGCGGTGGTAGTCGATGATGGAATCGAGGTCGGCGGAGGATAGGTCGGATGGGTCGCGGGACATAAGTTCGTCAAGGTCATTTGCCATCAGTAGACTCCAATAGTTTAATTCTTCTGTCACAACAAGTTTTAAATTCATGTGCGGCAGCAACAGCAGCACCCCACGCCGCGCCGCTATCAAAATCGCAGCTCGCCAACAAAACGCAACGGCCACAGGTAGAACAGGTAGTGTGATACACTATTTATTTATCGCCTGCTTTAGTGACATACTAGTGTCATTACCTATCAAGGAGAAACGGCGTCATCCGTTTCATCGTCGCCAATGAGCTGCACAAGATCGCGCATCCTTTCGGCAAGATATCGACACACGCCTAGCAATTGCTTGCGACGATATTCATTCGGCACGGCGTTTAACTGTTGGTGATAAGACTCGATTGCATCCAGTAATTCGACGGCAGCTTTGCGTATCAGATTCAAATGGCAGTTTGGCATTCAGGAAACTCCGTTGGTAAAAAGCAGGCCGGCAATAATGCCGGCCTGCTTTGTGACAATGGTATGTCACTAGGTTAATTCATGCATAAGGCGAAACGTTTGAATTTGAACGTGTCGCCATGCAGGTAGTAAATGTAGACGCGCTTCAATTCGTGTTGCTCTACAATCCACACCGAAGGCAAAGGCAGCAATTCGAAGTTGGCAAGGTGGGAATTCCATGCATTCATTCGCCGTTCCTTTCTGCTTGCGGATCGGGAGGCGAGTTTCCGAACACGCGCACGACGGTGTTGAAAATCGTCAAGCAATTCTTGCAGACGACGCGACCTTCACCGGCACTAACCCACCAACCCGTTTTCTTTAGATCGGCTAACAGTGGGTCGATCGTTTCTAATGGAGGATTAGGTGATTTTCCGCAACAGTCGCACGCCACATTGTAGTAGGTAGTTTGCTTTAGCATTGTTGGGCATCCTTTCCAAGAAGTTTCTTTGCCGCCGCTTTGAGGCGCTTGTTTACTGCCGCTTGCGTCGCCAGCTCGGCGCGTGCCGCAGTATTCTTTTCCTTCGCCGGTTCACCGGCAAGAGTTGGTTGTGTT